ACGGATTGTTCACGCTCGCCACTCCAGTACTCGCTGGCTTGGGTACCCCTACAAAACAATTCAGCAGTTGTGTGCTGATTAAAAGTGATGATGACTTAGATAGTATCTTTGCGTCAGGAGAGATGATGGCCAAATATGCCAGCAAGCGTGCAGGTATTGGTCTAGAGATAGGTCGTTTGCGCCCATTGGGGAGTCCTATACGAGGCGGGGAAATCATGCACACCGGCATGATCCCCTTCCTTAAGAAGTGGTTTGGTGACTTGCGTAGTTGTTCACAAGGAGGTATTAGAAATGCTAGTGCTACTGTGTTCTATCCTATTTGGCATCTGCAGTTTGATGATCTTATTGTACTTAAAAATAATCAAGGCACGGAAGAGACGAGAGTTAGACACATGGATTACGGAGTTGTGTTGTCCGCCTTTTTCTGGCGCCGATTCAAAAATAAAGAAAATATAACATTCTTTGATCCCAACGAAGTTCCGGACTTATACGAAGCATTCTATAAAGATACAAAATTGTTTGAAGAACTGTATGTGAAATATGAAAAGCAAAAAGGTTTGCGTAAGAAGGTATTAAGTGCGGAAGAAGTATTCAAAGGTGGTATCTTAAAAGAACGTACAGATACTGGACGTATCTATCTTGTGTTCATTGACAACGTAATGAAGCAAGGACCATTTGATCCAGAATATCATACGATTTATCAAAGCAATCTCTGTTGCGAGATCCTACTACCTACCAAGAGTTTTAAACGCTTAGATGACATTTCTGGTCGCATTGCCCTGTGTACATTAGGTAGTATAAATTGGGGTGCTTTCCGCAATCCAGAAGATATGCGTCGTGCTTGTCGCACCTTGCAACGTAGTTTATGCAATATCTTAGACTATCAAGATTTTTTAAGCATACAGAGTAAACTAAGCAACGATGAAATTCAACCATTGGGCATTGGTATTACCAATCTTGCTTATTGGCATGCTAAAAAGAATCTACGCTATGGTGAGAAAGATGCACTACAAGAAGTTAAAACATGGATGGAACATCAGGCATTTTACCTAACAGAAGCCACGGTAGAACTTGCTAAAGAACGTGGAGCTTGCTTACATAGCGAACACACACGGTATGGAAAAGGATACTTCCCTTGGGAGAATCGTGCCAAGGGTGTAAACAAACTAGCAGACTTTACTCCAACACGTGAACTAGATTGGGAACAACTACGCAGTGACATGAGAAGTTATGGGGTACGTAATGCTACACTAATGGCCATCGCTCCAGTAGAAAGTAGTAGTGTGGTGATTAATTCGACCAATGGTATTGAAATGCCAATGAGTTTAATCTCAGTTAAAGAATCAAAAGCAGGATCGTTTATTCAAGTAGTTCCGGAATACAACAAGTTGAAAAATCGTTATCAACTCATGTGGGAACAAACTGACTGCGATGCATATTTAAAAACTGCGGCAGTGTTGGCGGCCTATGTAGATCAAAGTATTAGTACAAATACATTTTATAACCCAGCTCACTTTCCGGATCGTAAAGTACCTACTACATTGATTGCCAAGAATCTAATGCAGGCACACGCATGGGGTATAAAGACTTTCTATTACAGTCTTATCAACAAAGCTGGTAGTAAATCTGTAGATGAACCTAAAGAAGAAAAAATTGAAGAAGTTGTTATTGAATTAGAGGAAGATGATTGTGAGGCATGTAAACTATGAGCAAAGCGCAATATAATTTAAACACAAAAACGGACTATCTTAATCGTAAAATGTTTCTTGATCCTGCTGGCCCTGTTACTGTACAGAGGTTTGAGGAGGTAAAATATAATAAAATTCAAAAATTTGAAAGTACGGCAAGAGGATTTTTTTGGGTGCCTGAAGAAATATCATTAACTAAAGATGCTAATGATTTTAAAGAAGCAAGTGAAACCGTACGACATATATTTACAAGTAATTTATTAAGACAAACTGCTTTAGATAGTTTGCAAGGTAGAGGACCTACACAAGTTTTTATACCTGTAGTTTCAATTCCAGAATTAGAAGCGTTGATGTATAATTGGGGATTTTTTGAAACAGCAATACATTCTAAATCATACAGCCATATCATACGAAATATCTACAACGTGCCTAAAGATGTGTTTAACACCATCCATGACACTAATGAGATTATCAGTATGGCATCCACCATAGGCAACTACTATGATGCACTACACCAACTTAATTGTCGTGTAGAGCTAGGCGACAAAGTAGATGAACAACAACACATTAAGGCCATATGGCTTGCTCTACATGCAAGTTATGGTTTAGAAGCATTCCGCTTCATGGTATCGTTTGCTACAAGCCTAGCCATGGTAGAGAATAAGATCTTTATTGGCAACGGCAACATTATTAGTCTTATTTTACAAGATGAGTTATTACATAAAGAATGGACTGCGTTCTTGATCAATCAGGTAGTCAAAGAAGATCCACGCTTTGCAGATATCAAAGCAGAATGTGAAGCTGAGGTTTATCAAATGTATCTCGATGTTATCGGTGAAGAAAAAGCCTGGGCAGACTATCTGTTTAAAATGGGTCCAGTGATCGGACTTAACGCTGCTATCTTAAAAGAGTTTGTAGACTATACAGCGTTAGGCGCACTTAAAGAGATAGGTATTAAGTATCAAGAGCCAGCACCTAAAACTACTCCTATACCTTGGTTCAATAAACACAGCGATACCAGCAAGAAACAAACAGCATTGCAAGAAAATGAATCAACAAATTATGTGATCGGAGTCATGGGCGAAAATGTTGATTACAATGATTTACCGGAGTTATAAGATGTTAACCGTATATAGTAAAAATTATTGTCCTTTTTGTGATAAGGCCAAACATTTATTAAAAACAAAAAATATTGCATACACGGAAATTAATATTGATGAAGATCAAAAATCACGTGAGTGGTTGATCGCTCAAGGGCACCGTGCAGCACCACAGATCTACAAGGGTGATGAACTTTTCGTAGAAGGTGGATATCAAGGATTAGTAAAATTAAGTGATGAAGAATTATTCAATAAACTAGGGGAAGTCGATGCTTGAAAAAACAGGGTATAGTAAAGATACAATAGTATCATTTAAGATAGTCAATGGTGATGAAATTGTTGCTAAGATTGTAGAAGAAACACACGATGGGTTTACTATTAATAAACCAACAACGGTCATGCCTAGTCAGAAAGGCCTGGCATTGATGCAGAGTTTATTTACTAGTGACTTAAATAAGAATATAGTATTAGATAAGAAACATGTAATGATGCACAGTCCTACTGTTAAAGACGTGGAAGATTATTACATACAGACTACTACTGGTATACACCCAGTTAGTGCTGGCGGTATCATAACCTAGGATGTAGCCATGTATCTCAACCCAACACTAGAATATCAACACATCAGTGAATGGGCTAATCATCTTATTGGTCGCAGGATAACTCCTCGCAACCTTGTTAAAACTCTAGGTAAACATCTTAACAAACATCATCCTGTACGTGTTAAATTATACAGTGGCGCCAAAGGTGCTCTTGATCCAGGCGAGTTCAGTATTGGTGCCGAATATGATCCTGGTCTAGATGAAATCCGTAAGAAACAATTCATCATTGATTTCATATTAAACTATCCTAAAACTATGCCCATGCTATTCACAGAAGAACTAGCAGAAAAAATTACCATTGATCTAGTAGAAACATTGATTCACGAATATGAACATCAACGACAATATCGTAGTCGTAGATATCGCATGCATAGAAATATGTTTAGAAGCCATCATAAAGACCCCAAGGTCCGAGCTGATCAAGAATATCTAGGTGACCCTGATGAGATAGATGCGTATGCGCAGAATATAGCGGCTAGGCACTATCTTTTAAAATATAAGTTAAATATTACTAGTACCAGCAAGATTAACAGTCCAGACTTAAAGCAATACTACAAGGCATTTGGTAAAGACCACGAAATAACAAAATTACTACTTAAAAAAGTAAAAGAAAATATAAAATATTTCAAGGAAAACGACAATGGCAAAAATCACAGAAGAGTACACAAACGACCCCAGCTTAAACGAAAGCGATGATGTGTTGGGTGACATACAACCAGAGGATTATGTTTTTGTTGTTAGTTCAGAAGGTATATTGCGTGGGGTAAGCCTACCTGAAGCAGAAGTTGGAACCAGTGACAGGGTAGAAGAAATATTTAAATTTTTTATCAATAGAGATGGCGGCTATCTAGCTAGCAGAACTCTTCACTAGACTACGCAGGTCAAACAAGGTAGCAACTACATCACCCTCATGCAAGATCGCCAGGCCACCTGCAGCACGCCATTCTTCTATGTTACTAGGACGATCATCTATTAGGATGTCACCTGGGCGGCAATGCTGACATTTCTCATTGCTGTGTGGACCAAACCATACAGGTATCTTAGGCCAACGTGCTTCAATCCATTTGATCTTATCCCAGAATGCCCAAGGTACATCATTCTGTCTAGGGATAGCGGATAAGAATTTAACATCCATTCCGTTATCTTTTGCCAAGGTTTGAACTTCTGACACTAGTCTATGAGCATCGGGCATTTCACCTAGTTCAGAATACAGTCTAGGATTAGCTGAAATTTTCGCCCAACCTTCTTGATCATATCTGACACCGCCAGGTGTACGGAATCCCACTATAGGTTCAGCGTAGCCATCAAAGTCTGCTACAACTCCGTCCATGTCTAAAAATATTGTTGCCATTATATCCACCTTAATTTAAAATAAAGAGCATCCACTGGATCCTCAAAACGAAATGCAAAACCTTCCTTTGATCGCCAACCGTGTAGATGATAACGGCCACCCGGTGCAGTAGCTAACCATTCGATGATCACCGGAGGACTATGTCTACCACTCTTTAACATGATATCCCAGGTTATAACAACTTCTTCCCATTCAGCTGGTGGCGGCCATTTAACAAACTGTTCCATCAGTCTAACTCGTGCTTAATACGCCATACGGCTGTGCGTGTCTTAGGTCTCT